CGGCTGGTACGGCGTGGCCGGTTGGGCTCGCTACCGCGAGGAATCCCTGATCCGCGTCGAGACCACGTCGACCATCGACGCGTCCTGATGGTGGTGGATCGTGGCCACGTTGTGGATCTTCCGCACGCCCACGGTGGATGAGGGTCCCGTCTCCTGGGGGGACCCTCTCCTCAACCGGTACAAGCTGGCGCGTGGCATCACGATCCTGGAAGGACCGCCTGGAACTTACCAGGCGGTCCGTTTCCCTACTCAGGACGAGATCGCTGCGGCGACCAACGCCTACCAGGGTGGGCACGAGTTCATTGTCGACGGCACCACCAGGGACGCGATGATCGCGGCTGGTGTCGGCATCACCAGCGCCAACTTCGACTCGGCCCCCGGCACGTTCGGATATGGCGGATTCGGAGAGGGAGGGTTCGGAGGATGACGTACACCAACATCGTTCGGAGCGCCAAGGACTGGGACGTTCCGGTGAACGCGGCGTTCACCGACCTGGACACCCGGGTCACGTCCAACACGTCCAACATCGCCACGAACACGGCGAACATCACCACGGCGCAGAACACGGCCAACACGGCGTCCACCAACGCCGGTACGGCCCTGTTCCGGACTGCCGGGAACACGGCCCCCTACCGCCACGGACTGGCGTCCTGGGCGTTCGACCCGGTGTCCGTTGTGGGTGGGCAGACCGGCACGGCCGGAACCCTGTACCTGGTGTCCCTGTGGAACGACACGGCGACCACGCTGACCAAGTTCTTCTGGGGTATATCGACGGCCGGGGCCTCGCCCACGGCCGGTCAGAACTTCATCGGCCTGTACGACAACACCGGTACCCGTCTGGCCAACGTGAACGTGGACGCCCGGGTGACCGTGGCGAACACGATGCAGACCGAGACGATCAACGTTGCGGTGTCCCCCAATACGCAGTACTGGGGGGCTTTCCTGTTCAACGCCACGACGATGCCCAGCGTGTGGCGAGGCGGCTTCATCTCGGGTCAGCTCGTCAATGCGAACCTGGGCAACTCCACAGCCCGGTTCGCCACCAACGGCACGGGCCTAACGGCCCTGCCAGCGTCCATCACTCCGTCCAGCAACAACACGGTTATGTACACCTTCTGGTGTGCGGTCGCGTAGGGAGAGGCAATGGCAGGCAACGGCGGAATGCAGCCGGTCCGCGACGAGCCCCCGATGTACGAGGGCTCCGCGACCGGCAACGGCGGCAATAGCTGCATAACCAACGTGGACGAGTGCAAGATCCTCGACCAGACCATCATGGACGCGCCCTACCGGTCGGGAGATCTCTCCAACGAGGACGACTCTCACGTGCAGGGCGTGTACCGAGAGAACGACTTCGCAGGGAGCTGACGATGGCGTGCCGCAGCGGCTGCAAGACGCAGGATCATGAATCGTGGGGCGAGTGCCTGCGCGCCGCTGAGGTGCGCACGTACCACGTAGCGGTGTCCAAGGGCTTCGATGCGACCGCGCAGAAGAAGTGGGACTCCGAGCTGCACTCCTATGCCCAGGCCCGCAAGGAAGGCATTCAGCCTGACGGGACGAAGCAGAAGAAGATCGATGAAGCCCGTCGCCTGAGCGACCAGGCGGGTGCCGCATACGGCCGGGACTTCTCCAAGGCCAACCCGATGTGAGGCACTGATGGCTGAGAACGTAGTCAAGGTTGAGTCGATCGCCGGTTCCTTCGGGACCACGGTCGGCACAGCCGTCCCCGGCCCCAACCTGGGTGTCGGCATTCAGGTGGCCACCGGTGTTCAGGTGTCCGCGTCGACCCTGGCTGCCGTGGCCACCACGGGTGCTGGGTCTGCGGCGGACTTCGGGTCCGCCCGGTCCAACGTCACGCTGGTCATCACGACCAGCGCTGGTGTGTCCGCTGGAGCGGTGGCGCTGGAGCTGAGCCAGGACAACACGAACTGGTTCCGTCGTACCCCTGTCACGACCAACGCCGCGTCGACCGTCTTCCAGGACTCCGCTGTCGGCGCATGGCGCTACGCGCGGGCCAACGTGACCACTGGCATCACGGGTGGCACGGTTTCTGCCACCCTGATGGCAGCAGGCTGATCTAGGAGGTGTGACCCATGACCACGCTGGAGGATCTGCGCCAGCGGGTCCGCTCGCAGATCATGGGTTTCACCCGTGACCAGCAGCAGGTATCCGAGCTGGCCGTAGCCATGTCCCCCACGGACACGACCTTCACGCTCGACTCCAACACGGTGCGGAACATCTCCCGTGGCCTGGTGGAGATCGATGACGAGCTGATCCTGGTCAAGTCCGTGGACCAGTCCACGAACGTCGCCTCTATCGTCGGTCTGACCAACGGCCGTGCCCAGCACGGGTCGGTGGCCGCGTCGCACGCGCAGAACGCGATCGTGACCATGTCGCCGGTGCTGCCCCGCGTCCGGGTCACGGAGGCGATCAACCAGGCCATCCTGGCCTGCTACCCGACGATCCCGGTGTTCGGGACCACGGAGATCACGAAGAGCGCCCCGGTCTTCGAGTACCAGATGCCAGCCGACGCGGAGGACATCTGGTACGTCGTGTCCGACACTGTCGGCCCGTCCCAGGTGCACTACCCGTCCCCGCGCTGGCGGTTCAACGGCAACGCCCCCACGTCCGACTTCTCCACGGGGAGGTCGGTTCAGTTGCTGGACTTCGTGACCCCTGGCCGGTCCATCCGGATCGTGTACACGAAGTCGCCCACCACGCTGACCAACGCCACGGACCTGCTCACAGCAACCGGGTACGACGACCGGATGCAGGAAGCCATCGTGTGGGGCGCCTGCGCCCGCCTGGTGCCTGCCTACGAGTCCGCCCGGCTCCAGCAGCTCGCGGTCGAGGGCACGGAGCGGGCCAACCTGGTGCCTGCGGGGGCAGCCTCCAGGGCTGCCGCCTACTACGAACAGCTCTTTGAGGTGGCGCTCCAGCGGGAGCGGGACCGGGTGCTGGAGCAGACCCCCAACTACGCTTTCTGGCAGGGAGGCTGAGATGGCGAACAGCTACTTCTACAGCAACATCGCCAGCCCGACCACCCTGTCGGGCAACATCAACAACTCGGTGGGGTCGTGCACGGTGGCGGCCACCACCGGGTGGCCGAACAGCACCCCGTACATCATCGCCATCGACTACGGCACGGCCAACGAAGAGCTGGTCAAGGTCACGAACAACGCCTCGGGGACGCTGACCATCGTCCGTGGCTTCGGTGGCACCAGCGCCGTGTCGCACTCGACGGGCGCTGTGGTCCGGCACGTGTTCAACGCGCAGGACATCACCGACTTCCGTACGCACGAGCAGGCCACGACTGCCGTGCACGGCATCGCCGGTGCGGTCGTGGGCACGACCGATGCGCAGACCCTGACGAACAAGACGCTGACCAGTCCGACGATCAACTCGGGCAACTTCGCCTCGGGTGGTTCGTTCGCCGGTACCTACTCGGGTACCCCGACGTTCTCCGGTGCGCTGGTCCTGTCGGGCACTCCGAACATCAGCAACGGCGCAGCCCTGGCGGGCACGTTCAGTGGCTCCCCGACCTTCTCCGGGAACCCCACCTTCTCGGGCACGCCCGTCTTCTCGGGGACCACGACCGCCATGTCGGTGTCCGGCGAGATCGCGCACACCAACCTGTACCGGGGCAGCCGTGGCACCGCCACGGACTCGCAGTGGGAGGCGCGCGTCACGGGTGACGCCAACGCCCGGTTCTACGTCCGTACAGACGGACGACACAACTGGGGTCCCGGCAACACGCTGACGGACACGAATCTGTACCGGAGTGGTGTCAACGCGCTCACGACGGATGGTGACTTCAACATCGGCGGCAACCTGGCCGCCGCCAACATCACCACCACGAACATGGCGACGTACACGCCGACGTGGACGACGACCACGGGCGCTCACACGCCCAGCCTGGGCAATGCCACCGTCAGCGGCACGTTCTCCAAGGTGGGCCGGATGACGTACTTCCAGCTCACCATCCGGTTCGGGTCCACGACGAACTTCGGTTCCAGTGTCACCACCGGTGACAACTGGGCGTTCGGCCTGCCGGTGCAGGCTGCGCGGTCCAGCGATGTGATCGGCTGGTTCGCGTGTCGTCCCGCGTCGTCCAACAGCTCTATGGGCCACCTGTCCGTGGACACGGACACGACTCGCATGGTGCTGAACCTGAACACCGGCCAGCCCAACGCGGCCGGTGTGACGAACGCCGGTGTGGTGGACTCGCTGACCCCGTTCACGTGGGCCGCGAATGACATCCTGGTCATGTCCGGTTTCTACGAGGCAGTCAGCTAAGGGGATTTGATGGCCAGTTACCCGAGCCTGCACATGGCCGCGAGCACTCCGATCGAGAGCCAGATCGAGTTGACGCTGGAGTTCCACGACGAGGGCGGAGCGATCAACATCTCCGCTGTCGCGGACGCTCTCGCCAGCGTGATCCTGAACGCCTACCCGGGCGCTACGGTCAACTCTCGGCAGTACAGCACTCTGAGCACCAGCAACGTCTGAAAGGGGTGTAGCCAGTGGACATCGTTTCTAGGCTGCCATTCGGCCTGGGCCGGTCGGTGGCCACTGGCGCCACCACCCAGTCGGGGACCGTCGCCTACGACGTGGCGATCGGTGGCCAGCTCTTCATGTCGGCGTACTCGGACGAGCGTCCCTACGTGCGGGGCCTGGCCCCGATCCGTAAGGAGCAGTTCGACAACAACCGGGAGCCTGGCGAGCAGTCCCTCGCGAACTGGTGGCTTCGGTCGCAGTCCACCTTCATCGGTGGCGAGGGTCTGCTGTATCAGGACCCGGACCAGGTGGCGGTGGCCAACCTCCAGAACCGGCACACGATCATGTTCGGCCACAGTGTGGGCCTGAACCCGTGGGTGAACGGGAAGCTGACGCTGCTGCGTCAGGTGTCCCAGCGCGTCGCGGACGCGTCCGGCCAGAACCATTACGTGGTGGGCTGGAAGAACGGCGGGGTGGACTCGTTCTACTCCGCCTTCGGCACGAACCTGAAGTCGGACGACGGGGCCACGACAACGACGATCACGTACGGCGGCGTGAACAACATCGTCTCCCTGGCCTCGGACGGCACGAAGTACTACGCGGCCGACTCGGTCGGCATCTGGTCGGGCACCGGCACCGGTGCGGGCTCGAAGCTTTGGAACACGGGCTCCGCCAACGTGGTGGTGGGCTGGGCCAAGGGCCGCCTGATGGCGGGCATCGACAACAAGGTCTACGAGCTGGTGGGCGGCGCTCCGCCCACTCTGCCGACTCCGAAGTTCACGCACCTCAACCCCAGCTTCGTCTTCACGGCGGTCACGGAGGGCGTGGGCGCCATCTTCATGTCCGGCTACGCCGGGAACCAGAGCGCCATCTACAAGTTCACCCTGGACACGTCGGGCAACGTGCCGACGCTGGCCTCCGGTGGTGTGCAGGCGTGTCAGCTCCCCATGGGGGAGATCGTGCTGTCGATGAACTGCTACCTGGGCAGCTTCATCGGCATCGGCACGAACCGGGGTTTCCGGGTGGGGCAGGTGGACGACCAGACCGGGGACATCGTGTACGGTCCGCTGATCTTCACGTGCCCGTCCACGGTCACGACGGGCGTGACCTCGATCGCTGCCTACGACCGGTTCTTCTTCGTCGGCATGACGAGCGGTATCGACGGCTTCGGTGGCCTGTACCGGGTGGATCTGTCGCAGCCGATCTACGACAATGGGGTGTCGTCTTCGCTGAAGTTCGCGTACGCGACGGACCTGCAAACGCACCTGTCGGGTGCGATCACCGGGGTGACGAACTTCGGCACGTCGGACCGGATGGTGATCGGTCAGGTGGGCCAGGGGGCGTACCTGGAGTCTGCCACGCTGCTGGAGCCGACCGGCTACTTCCAGACAGGTCGGATCAGGTACTCCACCCTGGAGTCGAAGATCTTCAAGTTCCTGACGGTGAAGCTGGCCAACCCCTACTTCGGGACGCTGGCCGCGTCCGTGATCGACCCGACCGGCACGCAGACCTCCGTGTACTCGGTGTCCGAGGGGTCGGGCCAGTGGATCAACGACATCGGCCTGGCCGCACCGTCCACGGCGGTGGAGTGGCTTCAGGTCCGCCTGGACTTCACCCGGTCCTCGGTCAACACGGCCCTGGGTCCGGAGATCAACGGCTGGCAGCTCAAGGCGGTGCCGGGTGCGATCCGGCAGCGCGTCTTCACGGTGCCGCTGATGTGCTTTGACCGCGAGGCGGACAACAACGGGCAGTGGGACGGGTACGAGGGGCGAACCCTGGATCGGCTGGAAGCCTTCGAGCAGATCGCTCAGAAGGGTGACGCGGTGGTCTTCCAGGACATGAACCTGCAACGCTCGTGGACCGTGATTATTGACGACTACGAGTTCAAGCAGTCGGCGCAGCCCGCCTACAACTCCAACGGCTACGGTGGCTACCTGACGGTGCAGATGCGCACCATCGCTGACGTAGTCAGCTAGGAGAGGGAACCCCATGCCTGAGAAGCCCCGTCATGAGCTGTGGAACGAGGACGGCACGCCGAAGCGTCCCGTCCCTCCGGACACTGACCAGGCGTTTCGTTCGATCGTTCAGAGTGAGTCCGAGCAAGAGGCGTACATGTCGTACGTCCGGGCGAAGCAGGAGTACAAGCGGAACACGCCCGCGACGATAGGGGACGTGGTCCACTTCTGGGATGGCGAGCGCTGCCGCGCCGGTCTGGTGGCTGAGATCGAGTCCTACACCCACGCCTGCACGATCCACGTCTTCATCCCGAACGCCGCGTGTCAGTGGTGGCACGTGGATCACTCGGAGGAGAAGGCGGTCAACACCTGGCACTGGGCGGAGGAAGCGTGAGCTGGATATGCGGCGCCTGCCGCTGGCAGAACTTCACGGTGAGTGCACCGTGTGTCAACTGCGGTTCGGGGAAGGTGGACTCCAGGACACCGGAGTGGTTTCCCCGGGACATCATGATCCCGTGCAGTGACCGCGAGAAAGAGGCTGTGCGGGTCGTACAGCGGGCTCTGCGCCTGAACCCGACCGGTGACATGGACGAGGCGACGAAAGCCTCTCTGCGGGGCACACAGCGCCTTTACGGGCTCCCCGTTTCGGGCATCCTCGATGCAGCGACCGCGATCGTCATCGACAAGCTGCGACCGTGGGTCATCGAGGATGAGGAGACAAGGTGTCGTCCGTACTGAGCAAGAACGTTCTGGAGCGCGCGGCGTGGACCGGGCTCCAGGCGCTGATCGCGTTGGCGGTCGTCTACCTGGGCGGCATATCCGCCTGGTGGGCGGCACCCATCGCGCTGGGACTGTCCGCCATCAAGACGAACATCGTGGACAGGATGGCGGCCCCGAAGGCCGCTGATCTGCCCCCTGTGACTACGGAGGCTGGACCGTGAACCGTCCTGATCTGGAGTTTGTCCTGATCGTCGGGATCTTCGTTATGGTCCTGCTTCAGGTACTGGGTGTACTACCCAGGTAAGTGAAGGGGGGGCCTATGTCTCCGGGTATGACGGACCTGCCAGAGGGCGCCGTGATCATAACGACGGCAGATATCTACCGGCAGCTCATAGACCTGACGAAAGAGGTCGGTGAGCTGAAGGGAGCCGTCCAGAAGGCGACCGAGATATCCCGGTCAGTCGAGGATCATGAAGCCCGTCTGCGGTCCCTGGAGCGGGGCCGGTGGCCCCTCCCATCACTCGCTGCTCTGATCTCGGTGGCCAGCCTGGTGGCTGCGCTGATGGCTCTGATCAACGGGAAGTGAACACGAAACCCCAGGCCCGAGCTGACCTGGGGTTTCTGTGTGTCCGGAGGAGAGGAATGACCACCGGTGCTGTCAGTCTGCCACGGATTGGGCAGCTCATGCCTCCAGCACCGAGATCGATGCCTGGAATATCCGGGTGATCGTGGTGCTGTGCTTCTTCACCGTGACCGTGTCCCGGTAGTCCACGCACACGTCCTGGGCCACGTCCGCTGCCTCCTCCTCGGACATGAAGTGGTTCTCTCCCTGGGGTATCACCAGAGCGTGGCCATCTGCGTTGCAGATCTCGTACCACTCAACGGTGAACCCCTTCATGTCTACCCCGGTCAACCTCTGGCCTCCGGATTCAGGTAGGGATCGATGATGTTGGCGGCCTTCTCCAGGCCGCCCATGTACCAGACGACCCCCGGGCCGGTCCGTATACCGGCCGGGGGCTTGCCTTCCCTGATGTATTCCCGGATCAGCTCGGCGTGACCGTGCACGTAGTCATCGAGCATCCGGGTTACGTAGACCCGGGTGTTCTCGATGAAGGTGCCGGTGACCGGGTCAAAGGGCTGGATCTCCTGATCGCAGTTCGCCTGGAGGAAGTCCAGGATCTTGTCGAACTGCGTGGTGATGTCCTCACTCGCGCTCATCATCACCCTCACGGGTGACCTCGGGGTCGATCATGTTGGCGGCCGTGTGCATCCCCTCCGCCTTCATCAGCTCGGAGATCTCGTAGTTGCCGCCTATGGCCACCTCGCGCTCACGCGCGACCTCGCGGACCTGCTCCGCCAGTTCATGGGCGTGCTGACGCAAGACTTCCCTGGCCGCGTGCTCCGCCTGCTCAGGCGTGTGCGTGGTGGACAGGAGACCAATCAGAATGGCCTCCACGTTCACGCTCACCAGGTCTGCTCTTCCGGAGGCACCATCTCCCACGCCTTCTGAAGGTGCTCAGGCACCGTCGTGGTCGGCATGGAGGAGAAGTCGACGCCGCCCTGCGGGGGCGCGCCCCCAGCGGGGGCGTCACTCAGAGCTGACGGGGGACCCATCAGGATCTTCCCCGGCTCCGCTGGCGGGACGGGCTGGGGAACAGAAGGGGCATTTACAGTCGGAGTAATCGCCGGGGTCGTCGGGACTATCCCCAGCTCCGTCTCCAGCTCGTTGATCCGCTTCTCCCGGTCCATGCTCACTCCCGTGATCGTCCTGACCACGTTCGTCAGGATCTCCGTGATCTCCTCGTCCGTCATGTCTGGACGGATCTTCCAGAACGCCCCCATCGTCGGGGACTCCCAGGTCAAGGTCGTCGTTCCCTTGACCGTCTTCCACGTCAGTGCCACTGGTCTCTCCTCCGAGAAGGGGGCGGGCAGAAATGATGCCCGCCACCTCTGTGTCCTCACTCAGGATCAACAGTCCTCCGCCCGAGACGGTGAAGGCAAACCCTGGGGGGACAAACGCCTCGAAGAGCTGACCGTCAGCGGTCTGGAAGACCACTGCCCACGGTCGCTCGCTCATTTCTTGGGGGGCCTCCGCTTCGGGGACAACGAGATGATGATGAAGGCGATGATGGCCACCAGGCCCAGCCCTCCGCCACCCTTCTCGGTGGCGCTGGCCATCAACCAGCCTGCTGTGCCATCCACTTCTTCCACTCCTCCCCGCCCTCGCAGGCGGTGCACCAGGGGCGCTGCGCGCCCCAGAGCACAGCCTGTGCCCGCACTTCCTTCTGGATCTGCTTGTAGGTCTTCGGCTGGCCGGTGACCTTGTCCCGGTTGAACGGGGACACCGTCTGCACGAAGGTCTTCTGCCTGCGCACGAAGCGCTTGCCGCAGCCCTGGCAGTCCCCGTACTGGTGGCCCGTCCAGGTGACTTTGTCGAACTTGTAGGTGGTCTCGATCCTCACGCGATCCTCCAGCACCGGCAGGGATGCGGCTCCCCGCAGTTAGGGCAGTTCTCCCGTCTCATCTTTCCTCTCCTCTGGCTCCCCCGGACGGCGCGGATTGCGCCCGTCCTTGTCGGGGTCACCGAACACACTCTTGGCGAACTTGACCAGGTCTTCCAACGCCTGTTCCTGCGCCTTGCGCTGCCTCTCCTGCGCCTTGAGTTCCTTGGTGACCTGGCGCCGTGCGCGCCAGTCCAGGTACTCGGAGGCGATGGTCTTCAGCACACGAAGAGCGACCGACGCTCCAATGAGAGCGCCGGTCACGAACAGACCCCAGTCGACGGGTCCCCATTTATCCATGGGGTCTACGGTGCCAGCCACCC